CCAATGGATGGGTTGCTGGGGCTAAAGCCCTTCTCGCGGTAGTTGAATTGCATAAGCCAATCAGCCTTGTATTTGACGGCAATTGTTGTTTTGAATGTACGGATGGTATGAATATGTTTTTTGACTATCCCTGCCCTACTATCCAAGCCATTGAGAAGGAGTTAAGTGAATGAGTAAAATAATCAAAATGAGTAAGTTGCGCGCAAAGATAGCGTTAGCAATTCCAATGAAATACCGCCATCTTTATCACAAATTGGAATGTGCCTTGGGGTTGCATATAAAAGTTAAAAGCGCACATCAAAATCGTATTTTCTGTCTTATCTGCGAAAAGAAATTAAAATGACGATTATCGAAGTCTGCCAAGAGTTTGATTGCGATTACCGAATTATCCACGAAATACCCACCAACCGATACAGCGAAATTGGCGCTCGTTCAACGATCTTCAAAGCGCCGCCTAACAACTTGATGTGGGAACACGAAGAACAACACCGACTAATGAAAGAGACTCAAAATGAAAAAATGCGCTTATCAAATCCACGTAGTTGAGTACAAGACAGCAACCAGCGAGCCGGAAGAATGGGATTTCCACTACAACACGGCGATCGATGCCGTACAAGCTTGGCACAAGTTCAGAGATGTGAATGGGCAATACAAGCGAGTATGCACGTTTCACGGAGCCGCAGGAGACATGGATGTCAAGATTTTCAACGCATAGGTAGTCAAATGGTGTCCTTTCATCGCCAAAGAACGGTCAAGACCCCTAACTCATTCGGGAGAGCCGTATCTGCTACCCCACCTGACCGCCGGTTCACAGGCTGGCGGTTTAGGTCTAAACTTACTTACCAGTATCCGCTATCGCTCTACAAAGGAGAACGAAAAATGGATGATTCATTCGTAACTCGGTGCCGTTCTTGCGGCGTTCAACTATGGGTGGCAACAGTCTGCTCCTACTGCTCTTTAAGGAGTAAGGTCAAAGAATAAAGATTTGGCGCAAGATCCTTGTAACAGCCATTTTGGTTGGGTCTTGCCAGTCGGTCGGAGCGCAAGCCGCATTTGCGCCTAAAGACTTCGTAATGCAACCCAAAACGTATGCAAAGTATGTAGTTCTAGGCGAGTGGCACAGTATCCGGCAAGATTCCTGTCTCAATGAATTATGGACACTAGAAAGCCATTGGAATCCAAAAGCTTCTAATCCGCACTCTACGGCGTTCGGTATTCCGCAATTTCTTGATCAAACTTGGGTGGACTATCACTACCCAGTTCGACCTAAATCTGCCTTGACTCAGATTACAGCCGGACTAGACTACATCCAAGCAAGATACGGAAACCCTTGCGCGGCACTACGGCACGAAAAATGGAAAGGTTGGTACTGATGAACAAGCACGTTGTAATGTTTTCAGGCGGCATAGGTTCTTGGTACACAGCAAAGCTTGTCGCAAAAAAATATGGAACGGAAAACCTTTATCTTTTGTTTAGCGATGTCAAAGGAAATAATCCGTCTCCACACATAGGAGAAGATGAAGATACTTATCGTTTTATTGAGGAAGCCGCAAAAAACGTAGGTGGCACCCTAATTCACTTAAAAGATGGAAGAGACATCTGGGATGTATTCAAAGAAAAAAAATATCTAGGAAATAGCCGTTTAGCGCATTGTTCTTTTGTGTTAAAACAAAAACCAGCAAGAGAATGGTTAGAACAAAATTGCAACCCAGAAGAAACTATTGTTTATGTGGGCATTGACTGGATGGAAACCCATCGGCTACCAGCGATCATAAAAAATTACCTGCCTTGGAGAGCAAAAGCGCCTTTAACCGAACCACCTTATTTCGATAAAAATCAAATGATCGAAGCGGCAAAAGCAGAAGGGTTAACAACACCTCGCCTTTACGATTACGGATTTTCACACAATAATTGTGGCGGCGGCTGCGTTAAAGCAGGACAAGGACAATTTAAAAAGCTTCTTGAAATCATGCCTGAACGCTATAAAGTTTGGGAAGAAAAAGAACTAGAAATGCAAGAATATCTAGGTAAAGACGTAACTATTTTGGCTGAAGTGGTGGCTGGGGTTAAAAAACCTTTACCTCTTATAGAATTAAGACAAAGAGCAGAAAATTCACCAATGCTGATCGATGATTACGACATAGGCGGTTGCAATTGTTTTGTAGATTTTGAGGAAAATAATGGCTATTGACTCGAAGATCGTTCAGAAGGTAGTAAGTCGTGCCAACGGCTACTGCGAGACTTGTGGCGGTAACGCGCATGAGAGCATGGCACTTCACCATCGCAAGCTTAAATCACGCGGCGGTGAAGATAGCGTGGCTAACCTGATTTGGATACATCACGGGTGCCACAACTTAAACACAAACAGTATTCACCTGAACCCTGCGGAAGCAGAGCGCAAAGGATGGATGGTTGGGTCTTGGCAAGAACCGGCAGAAACGCCATTTGTTCAGCCTGACGGCTCAATCGTATTACTCAACGAAGATGGAACTATCCATCACTTAGGGGGCAAAGATGGCGAAGAATAGACTCACAATACAGGGGCGTATAGGCAAAGACCCTGAACTCAAAGCAGTCGGAGATGAAGCAGTTGCTGAGTTTTCATTAGCGTTTACACCTTGGTCAAAATCCAAAGGCGAGGGTGAGACAATTTGGTTCGATGTAAGCTTCTGGAACAAGAACGCAGACGCGGTTATGGACTTTTACCGCAAAGGCGATCTGGTCGAGGTCGAGGGCGTATTCGGCTACAAGCGGCATGTCAAAGACGGCGTAGAGAAGATTTATTTAACTATCTTGGGTCAAAGCATTTCTGAGGTCAAAATCAGCAAGAAGGCAAAGACTGACGAGGTAGCGCCTTGGTAACAGCCGACAATGGCGAGGAATTATGGGCAACTGATGAGGTTGCCCAGTTTCTTAACATTACAATAAACAACCTACGGCAAATACAGCACCGAGGTCAGTTGGAGTGGAAAAAAAGAGTTTGGCGCTCAGTCTATTACTCTGCCGATGAGGTTCGCGCCTTCAAAGAACTGCGAGAAAACAAAAAGCGTGGGTAACCTACTCCTGTGCAAACAGAAGAAGCGACCGTCGAGGAAATCGATGAGGCTATGGTATGGATACAGTCCTTGCTGGCTGACCCACGCCTAATCCCACGCCGCCGAAATATCTTGCTTGGAGAACTAGACTCGCTGTTAGATGCTCGATTGGAACTAAGCGAAAAGGAACAGTAAAGTAATCTCATGGAAATCGAAGAAATCGCTCTTACGGCAATTAAGCCTTATGCAAAGAACCCACGCAAAGGCAACGTAGATTTAATCGCTGAATCGTTGGAAGCTTACGGGCAATACAAACCGATTACTGTGAACCTACGTAACAATGAAATCCTAGCCGGCAACCATACGTATGCCGCCGCACAAAAACTCGGTTGGGAAACTATCGCCGTCACATACGTCAATGTAGATGAAGCGACAGCCGCGAAGATTGTAGCGATCGATAACAAGACATCTGACTCTGGTGAATACGACACCGAGAAGCTTCTAGAACTATTGGGAGATTTGCCTGATCTTACTGCTACCGGCTACGCGCAAGATGATGTAGACAGTTTGCTCGCACTACTTGATGAGCAAGCGACACCTAACCTCGGAGCAGATATTCACCTCGCACCTAAAATTGGTGAAACAGGATTAAGCAACGTCAATGTCGGTACCTCATTAGGCGAATACGCCGAACGCTACAACGCGAAGCAAACTCGTATGTTGATGGCAGATTACGAGAACACTCTTTACGTATGGCTTATCGAGAAGTTAAGCGATTACCGCCAACGTCACGGACTCACAACAAACGCTGACGCGATCGTCAAACTGGTTGAAGATATTTACAACGAGAAGGCTCCAAGAGAATGAACCTAGCCGATCTTCCAATTATTAAAATCAAGCGAGTAATGTCGGAAGAAGAATCCAGCGAACTCGTAGGCACAATGGTGGAGAACCTCGAAGCCAACTGTAACGAAGCCGGTATTTATGTAGACGAAGACACAGACGAGATTATCCTCGCTTACTTCCCGATGGAAGAAGAAGTCAATCTCCTACGCAGGTCTGTATTGAACATCAAGTACGGAAGCACAAAGCGCCAGAGCCTCGGTATTGAAAACCTCTCACGTACTTTCGGAATGGCACCGCGCAAGGTCTTTCAGCGTAGAGAGTCCTGCCGCCCAACAACTCTCGCCGGAGAGCAACCCAACGAACACGCAGTTCTTATTGCGTTTGCAGAGAAGTTTGCCAAAATGTTCAAGGAGTTTGCTCCTGATGTCTACGAACACGATGTAGAAGCACTCAAAGAAGCCGGACTAGAAAACGAATGGCGCATGACCGATGATGCTCTATGGACATCTGGCGTTGTAAATAAATCTTCAACCCTGCCTTACCACAGAGACGGCTTTAACTTTGCCACATGGTCGGCGATGCCAGTTATTCGCCGCGACATGAAAGGCGGCTACCTCAATTTCCCTGCCTATAACATCACTTGCTCTTGCCGTGATGGATGGGTGCTGTTTTTTGCTGGATACAAGTACGTGCATGGAGTAACACCTATGACGCCGGTGAAAAAAGATGCTTACCGCTACTCAATCGTGTATTACGCGCTACGTGGCATGAAAGATTGCTTCACCTATGCAGTAGAAACTGCTCGCGGTGGCGAGAACCGAACCAAACGTGAAGAACAGATGGTCAAGGTACTCAAAGGCGAAGCAGAGTCGCAGGTTAAAGGTTGAAGGTTGGCTACCGGCGTGTATCGGGCAAACTACCTCTAACCGACAATGAAGCCGGAGCAAGAGGTACGTGGCTAGAAAAGCGCAGAGGTCTCATCGCAAGCTTGGAAGAACGAGGACATACCTTCTCGTATTTGACCGACCCAACGCCTAACAGCCAAGAGGCAGGTTACGCAAAAGCTTCTAACTACGATTGCGACCTGCTCATGCTGGAGTTCGGCGGCAATAACCTCATGTTCAACAAAAAGGCATGGGAAGAAACTTTTGCCATCATCAAGCAACATAAGGGCAAGATCGTATTCCTGAACGATGACCCGGATTTGCCGTTCTTGTGGAAAGAGTTGCCAAACGAAGATTGGTCACGTTGGACTATCGCGGCTAATGCAGTCAATACTGATGCAGTACGTAAGCGCCTGAACGTGCCAACGGCGGCAAAGGTCATAGACATCCCGTTTCACGCTGTATTGCGACAACGCGAGTTTGCAGACGGCATCAACACGACTGCTGTTTATTACGGCAGACCTAACGGCAGAAGCAAAGTTTTAGCGCCATTCCTCTCTAGCGGAATTGTGACTATCGCCGGTAAGCAAGAAGAATGGGGCAACGAAATTGTCGTTCCAGCGCCGGAGCAGAAGAATCGCTCAGAGTTTTACCGCCAATGGAGAGCCTGTCTAGCAATTTATGACGGCAAACACGCCGATACAGGTTGGCGTACAGGTCGCGCTTACCATGCTCTACTCGCAGGGATACCCGTAGCCGCTCCACGTGGCAATAGGGGTCTTGCTTGGGCATTTCCGGCAGATTACCCTAACGAACTGGCTCAACTCCTCAGAATGGACAAGAACCAGCGAGAAGAACTACACGCACAGCAGGTAATCGCGGCAACAGGAGACATAGAGACTGCTTACATCGCTCTAGGCTTATGATCGGCTACGACATTGACGGAGTATTAGCTTCTAAGCCAACCCCTAGCGACAAGAAGTGGGGAAGGATGAACGGCGCAGAGCGTAAAGCCCACAAAGAGAATCTACTCCACCAATACGACAACGCCAAAGCCCTACTCATTCCGACAGAACCTTTTTACGCCATAAGCGCTCGTAAAGACGAACCTCTCGTAAGAGGGATAACTACTCATTGGCTCAAAGAGAGATATGGCGATTTAGTGCTTGGGGTTGCCCTACTGCCCATGAGCAGGTCTATCGAGAACGTAGTGAAGTTCAAGAACGCGGCTATTGAGAATTATCAGATTACAAGATTTACTGAGGACAACAAGAAGATACTCAAAGGTCTGCACGAGAACGCTTGCCCTGCTGAACTCTACTTTTGGGAAGAAGGCATGAGCGCGCCAGTTGCATTTCCTATTTCCTGAGATACGCTACACACATGACAGGAAAAATGGCTATGCCTGAGCCAGAAATGGTAGAGCGTGACCTTAAAATAATCGCCCTACGCAATACCGGCGCTACATGGGAAGCCATAGGACAGGCACTCGGTTACGCCAACGCTAGTGGTGCTTACAAGGCATACCAGCGTTTACAGGCTCGCAGAGTCCACCCGAAGATAGACGAACACAGAGAGATCGAATTATCTTTTCTAGACTCGCTGTTGCACCAGTTGTTCTTCAACGAGGAAGGCAAGCCAAAAGCCAAACTCTCGCTGAGGGAGATGGACAGGGCGTTAGCGATCCACGACCGCAAGGCAAAAATACTAGGACTGAACGCACCGGAGAAATTACAGACAGAGGTGATTACTTACGATGGAAACACCCTTGCTGAACATACCCAGCGAATCATTGAGCTTGTACGATCATCTCGCAGCACGACGAGCGCTTTGGGCGGCAACCTTGGCGAGACCGGAGCAACTGCCTGATGACGCTGATTGGAGTACTTGGCTTTACTTGGCTGGGCGTGGCGCTGGTAAGACGCGCACTGCGGCTGAGTGGATTGCGTGGGAAGCAAGCAGACACGATGCAACGCGCTGGGCAATTATCGCGCCAACCTTTGGTGACGTCAGAGACGTCTGCGCGGAAGGTGAATCAGGGGTTATCCCTATCCTACGTCAGTATGGAAATCTCGATTACTACAATAGAAGTACGGGGCTAATCCGGCTAAAAAACGGCTCGCGTATCAAGCTTTTCTCCGCAGATGAGCCTGATCGCCTACGCGGTCCACAACATCATGGAGCATGGTGCGATGAGTTGGCGGCTTGGCGTTATCCGGAGACATGGGATCAGTTGCAGTTCGGTATGCGCTTAGGACAGCATCCTCGCGTAGTAGTTACCACCACGCCTAAGAATGTACCTATCATCAGAACGCTATCGAAGCGTACAGACGGCACAGTCAAGATCGTGCGCGGCTCAACCTTCGATAACGCCGCTAACCTCGCTCCGCAAGCACTCATAGAATTACAAGCGCGCTATGCCGGTACTCGCTTAGGTAGGCAGGAGTTGTTCGGCGAACTTTTGGAAGATTCCGAAGGAGCGCTCTGGACTAGAAGCTTGATCGAAGAGGCAAGAGTTACTGAAGCGCCAGCGTGCTACCGCATAGTCGTGGCGATTGATCCTGCTGTGACAAGTGGCGAGGATGCAGACATGACCGGAATAGTTGTAGCCGGAGCAACGCCTGATGGACATTACTGGGTGCTGGAAGATGCCACGATGAAAGGCACTCCTGACGCTTGGGCGCGTAAAGCCGTTGAGTTGTATCGCAAATGGAAGGCTGATCGTGTTATCGCGGAAACCAACAACGGCGGCGATCTTGTATTGGAAGTCTTGAAGCAAGTAGACAGCACAGTCGCATTACGCAAGGTCACAGCATCTCGCGGTAAGCAAGTACGCGCTGAACCTGTATCGGCGTTGAGCGAGCAGAAGCGTTTGCACATGGTTGGTGCGTTTCCTGAATTGGAAGATCAACTCGTTACGTGGGAACCAGATAGCAAAGAATCACCAGACCGCATGGACGCGATGGTGTGGGCGATTACAGATTTGATGGCTGGAAGCGTTGCGATGAAGTCGTTAGCGGCACTCGCAGACTTTTGCCAGAACTGTCGCTTACCACTTCTACGCGGTACTAGAGTGTGTCCACGTTGCAATACCGCTATTATTACACCAGCCTGAATTACAAGGGGCATTAAACAAGGAGCAAGCACATGGGTCTATTCGACCGCTTAGCCAAAGCAGTAGCCGATCAAATAGTAAAGGCTCCGGCACTTAATCTGCCAGCAGGAGCAGTCACGCTCACAGAGCAACAGATGAACACGGCGCAAGGACAAACTGCTAACTACGGACAACAGACTCCACTCCCTCGCAACCCACTATTGGCTGGTGTGCCTTTCGGTCCAGCGCTACCTGTATCGCCAGCATCCATCAACCCACTACGCGATGATGGTCGCTCCGATCCACGCCGCTACGAATACCAAGTCGCGCAGAACATCAACTTTGGCACGCAACAGAAGCTTGTACAGTTCGACACTTTGCGTGGCGCGGCAGAACAAATCGATATCGCTCGCCGTTGCATCGAAGTATTGAAGGCAAAGATCAGTTCACTTGACTGGGACATCGTGCTCGGTGATGATGCCTCTGAAAAGATTATTGCTGAATCCGGTGGAGATCACGTGCGCGCTATGTCTATCGCACGCCAAAAGTTCTCTGATGAGATTTATCGCTTGCGTACATTCTGGGAAAACCCTGATCGCTCGAATGGAATGACCTTTATCGACTGGATCAGCATGAGCCTAGAGGACATCCTCGTTCTTGACGCTTGGGCTATTTGGCCACAAAAAACTGTCGGTGGAGATTTGTATGGTCTGCAAATCCTCGATGGCTCAACAATCAAGCCACTCCTCGATGATCGCGGTATGCGCCCAATGGCACCGCAACCAGCCTTCCAGCAAATCCTGTATGGCTTTCCACGCACAGAGTTCACAGCCAACAGCGATGACCAAAACGCTGACGGCGAATACACCTCTGATGATTTGTCTTACCTCGTTCGCAACCGCCGTTCAAACAGCGTGTATGGACTATCTCCTGTTGAGCGCGCTCTGCCACTTCTTGATCTTTACTTGCGCCGCCAACAATGGCTACGCGCTGAATACACAGATGGCGTAACGCCGGAGATGATGCTCACCTCTGATGCAGAGTTCGGCATGGATCCACTCGTTATGCGCCAATACGAGAACATCATCAACGACAACCTCGCCGGACAGACAGAGCAACGCAAGCGCGCACTCCTCTTGCCAGCAGGTCTAAAGCCACAGATGTACGAAGGCTACGGCGAGAAGTTCAAGGACACACTCGATCACTACCTACTAGAGTCAATCACAGGTCATTTCGGCGTATTGCCAACAGAGATCGGATTCTCTGCTAAGGGTGGACTAGGAGCAAGCGGTCATCAAGAAGGCGAAGCCGAAGCCGCACAAAACATCGGCGTTGCACCTTTGTCTCAATGGCTAGCCAAGATGCTTACCAACCTTTCATACACATACCTCGGTATGCCTCGTGAATTAGAATTCAAGTTCATGATCTCTGAAATCCGCGACAACGAGCAAGCGGCGAAGAAGTCAGACCTAGAATTGCGCGGTGGCACAAAGACCATCAACGAGCGCCGTAGCGAATTGGGATTGCCACTTCTCGACACACCTGCGGCAGATCAACCTATGCTCGTAGCCGGCAACAGCGTGTTCTTCATTTCACCAGAAGGCATTATCAACGCTTCACAGCCACCTGCTGGCGAGTTGGACATTGACGATGCGGCTAACCCACTAGCCAAAATCAAGCCGGGAACAGCGCCAGCGCCAGTAGCCGCGCCAAAACCTACAAGCGAAATTTCTGAAGAAAACCCTGATGAGACTTCAGAACCAAAACCTGCTGCTCCAAAAGAACCTGAAGGCGCAGTTACGCAGGAAGAAGCTTCTAAAGCTGGCGTACCTTCTATGTTCGAAGCAGAAGCCGCGCTATCCAAACTCAATACTCTGCCTAACCCTGCCGGTAACGCTGTAGAGACTGACGAAGATCCCGGAGATTACGTTGAGTCACCTTGGAAAGTAGTGCCAACGATTCCGCTCAACCCTGATGTGTGGTCTAAGGCAAATCTCCAACTCGTAAACATCGCTGATCTTGTAGGCACAGACACAGTCCTTGATCGTGGCAAGGTTGCAGATCGCATCCAAAGCATGGGTCAATCCGACAAGCCATATCGCAACTATCCACTCGTGTATGACGATGGCAAGCAACAGACAATCGTTGATGGGCACCATCGCTTAATGGCTATGTGGTTGCTTGGTATGGATCAAGCGGCTGCATGGGTCGGCACGCCGGACTCAGAAAAAGAAGCGGCAGATGAGGTCAAGGCGTTCGTCAAATGGGCAAAGAAAACAGACCGCGCTCGTCATTTTGAGTTTAAGTCTCTTGACCCAGTAATCGGTGACGCGCTCAATCGTTGCTACTTTGATGGCGATAAGGAAACTATCCGCTCGCTCACAAAGGCATATTTGGCGTGAACCCAAAAGCAGTCGCGGAACAGATAGCGGCAAAGAACGCCATCAAGATTCGCGCCGCGCTTAAAGCCAGCATCGACCCAAAAGCAGTCATCGAGAACTATCTCCACACGATGCCTGACCCTAAGCAACCTCAAACTCAGGCTCGCGCTCGCGCACGGGCATGGGCGGTGCATAACGTCAAGATCGACCAAGCGCCACTCATTTCAGCCCTCAAACGCCACTATGCGGAGATGTATTCGTTTGGGCAAGCAAGGGCAGAGGACAACGTCTATCGAAGCTTGAAAGCCAAAGAGAAGGCGCTAGAACCTATCTCTTGGGATGGCTGGACACCGGGAAACAGAACTGCGGCGGCATTGATCTCGCCTAGTGGTGGGCTAAAAGCGTTGCTCAACGGAATCGAGATTAAAAGCTTGGGGCAGTCCTCAACTTACGATCTTCTCGGCACAGCGTTAGCCGATGGCATTGGGCAAGGATTAGGCGGTACAGCGCTGGCATCTCTCATTAGCGATCACATCTCAACGCCTGATCGCGCTCTTTTGGTCGCTCGCACCGAAGGTTCACGCGCTTCCAACGCGGCACAGATCGACACGTATCTTGCTATGGGAGTTTCACAGGTCGAGTGGTCAGCCGTAGACCCTACAGGTTGCGCTTGCGTAGATTTAGACGGCGAGCAGGTAGACATCGGCGAGGTATTTCCATCAAGCGAAGAAGGCGTAACGCAACCACCGGAACACCCTAACTGCGTATGCACTTTGCTTGCTGTAATTCCAGACACTATGACGTTTGATTCTGTCGCTGACTACACCAACGGCATGGATCTCACAAGCTTCGGAGCAGCTATCGGAGCGGCAAATACAACAGCGCAAGACTTGTCCGGTTCTGAAGATGGCGAAGATGAAGATTACGCAACTTTCGCACCTGATCGTCCAAGCAAGCCGAAGAAATAAGCATTACACTCTAACCACGCGAGATAAGGACTATACATGGCTCTCAATCACACAAACATCACAGTTGGAACAACACCAACCCTATTACTCACAATGCCTAATGGCGTGGGTTATGTGGCAGTTCAAGTTAATAACCGCGACAGCGCAGGTATTTTTCTCGGCGATTCACAAGTCACAAATACTGTAGGCATCAATGGCGGTCAAAACCTAGCCACAAACACAACAGTGCAAATCTGGATGCATGGCAATGACTCTTTGTACGCAGTTAGCGCGGCTGGCACAGCAACCGGCGCAGTTTCAGTTATCTACTCAGCGTAAGGAGCAACCAACATGGCACAGGACTTCGCTAAGTCATTCGCAGAGATCGTCAAGTTCAACAAGAACGATGACGGCACACTTACAGTTTA